TTTGTTTGTCGTACGTCTATTGTAGTATGTGAGACGTAATAATGTTTTACTTTGTAGTAGATATCATATAAGTGTCATGATATATTCTTAAATAAATATACATATATTTTCAAAACATAAAAAACCCACCTTTTTGGGGCGGGTGTGTTATTCTTAGTTGATGTATCCTAATGTTAGTAAAGCTTCTTCTATGTCTACTTCTACATCGTTAAATGGATTTTCGTTAGAAGCTATTTGATTTACTTCCTTATACTCTTCTATTATATCTAGTGCAATCTTTAAGTGTCTCTTTACTTCAAGTGCTACCGTATCTTGAGTTATTTGTTCATTCAAAGATGCTTTCTTTAAATGCTTTGCTTGCCATTGATGTATGTCAAAATTACTTTCCATTATGCTCTTAATATATTGTTAATAATAGAATCTAATCTATCGTATTTTCCTACTGCTTGTTTTCCTTCGTTTAATGAAATTGGATTCATAAAAGCTCCTTGTGTAGAAGGATTAGAAACGAAATCCCAGCATACTAATTCAAAGTCTGGTTGAACCATTAAAGTTCCTTCGTTTGTTTGTGATACTGATCCTGTTCCTCTAGATGAAATACCTATTGTATGTCCTCCTCTTAATATCTCTTTAACGATATTTCCTGAAGGTGTGTTTAGTAGTTCTACTTTACCCATCAAGTCATCTCCTTCCCACCATAAGTCTTTTACAACGTGTGATGCATTTTTTAAAGATACAATTGCTGATTCTGGATGATCTAATTCTCCGTAAGCATTTCCAACTTTAACAAAATTCTCTACATAATTTCTTACTTCTTCTTCAAGAATTTCTCTTTTATAGATTCTTCCGTTTTGGTTCTTTGCTCCTGCTCTTTGCATAATACCTGTTACCTCAAAAACACCTGGTTTGGTTTTTGATTCGGTAAGAAGTCCTTTAAAAGGAGTTACGTTTATTAATAGTGGATTGTTCATTATAGTAAATCTTTTAATGATATTGATTCATCCATAGTAAAACCGCCAATAAAATCATCTACTTCTTTTGGTGTTTCTAAAGATGTAAATAAATCCCATGTATTAGCTCCTTCATCTTCAATATTAGCTTCAATTTCTTTAGCTTTTGCAGCACCGTATTTCTGTACTATGTAAGTTGGAGCATAAAATTTATCCGCATTTTCATCCATTCCTTCTCTGTCAGCTTCGAATCTATCTTGATTTGCTAAGCTCTGCAAAGCTCCTGCTTTTGCTCTATCAATTAGAGATAGTAAATGCTTAAATTTAATATCTTCAGAAGTAGATGCTTGTGTTTGTGCTTGCTTGTGTAATTTTTCAAATTTAGAAGGTTCAGTTTCGTACATGGTCATTAACTTACGAACCATATTTTTATCTGCTTCTGTATCTGTAGCTTCGTCTAATTCTCCATCAATCATTGGATCTGAGAAGTTCTCATCACCGTAATCAACATCGTCTTCTCCTCTTGTACTGTTAAAGATGTGTTCTAATTCTGCTATATCTTCTACTGGTCCAAATTCATCTTCTACAGCTTGTACGAAGTGTTCAAATCTATCATGTTCTTGAGCTATTTGATAAATGTCTCCCATTGCAGATTCGTCCATATCATCCTCTCCATACATTTCGTATACCTCTTCCTCTTCTTTGTAACTTTCAACATCCATTACCTCTTCAGATAATACTCTTTTGATAAGTTTCTTAAAGCCTTCTTTTAACTCTGCTTTTTTCATTCCATTGAACGTATCTACAGTGTTTTTTGCTGTAGCATCTACCATTTTATCATGAAGATCTACCTTTGGATTAACTCCTGCTAATTGATTAGTATAGAAGATAGAATCTTTTGCTAAGTTTTTAGATACTTTTGCTAATGCTTTTGCATATTCTTCTGCTGTTGGAGTACCATGTACTTCCATTGCTTCTAACTCAACTCTTAGACCTCTAAGGATCTGTTCGTATGGATACTTATCCATTTCGTTAGTTGGTTTGTATCTATAATCTGTCAGGTTATTCTTAGTAAGTCTAGCTTCCTCTACTCTAGCCTCTTGGATCATTCCTCTATTTTTTAAAATCTGAACAGCATCGTCATATCCGTTAAAGCGAGTTACTAGGTTTGGAAGTTCTCTTCTAGCATCAGCTAAAAAATTCTCTTTAGAAAATTTTCCTTCTTGAATTCCGTTATATTTTTCTTGTAAAGTTCTCATATTATTTATTTTCGTCTAAGTAATCAAACATTTTAGTATGTGAAGGACGTTTTGGTCTTTCAACTGTTTTATAACCTAATTTTTCAGCTGTCTTAGTAGCTACGTTTTTTCCTTGCCCTTTTTTAGAGAAAGCATATTTTGTAAGATATCCTCCAGCATCTCCAGATACAGACATTTCTGCTAATACTTCTTGTACTGCTTTTACTACTTCGGATCTTTTCATAAGTTCTTTAACTCGTTTACTAATTCATAGTATTGCATTAATGAAACTAAATGATTATCGTCTACTTTTTGAGTATTTTTTACTAAAGACATTGATTTATAAATCTCTTCTAATTTAATTTTAACAATCTCGTCTGATATTTTCTCTTTTAGCTGAGATATGGTTTTCTTTAGAGCTGTTACTTCTTCATTAACTACGTTTCTTAGTCTTGTAGATGAGTTAGCAGATACAATAAACTCTTTTAATATGTTTTTTTGTTCTGGAAGTAGGTCTTTATATTGATCGTTGAATTTTTCTAATAATATTTTGTATGTAAGTAGTCTTAAATCTTTATCATACTTAGAATATTCTTCAATTAAAGCATCTTTTACATCTCCTTGGGATATTTTACTTTGTGTTAAGTGCTCTAGTAATGTAGTTTTATTATCTACAAATACGGTAGGGTCTACTAAGTCAGGTGTATTCTGTGCTTCCAATAAACAGTACAGAGCTGCAAGGGGTTTATACGATTCTACTTTAATAGAGAAGAATTCTTCTAAGTCATAATGACTTTTTAATTCTTTTATAAGCTCGTATTTCTGTTTTTTAAGGGAATTTACATCTAATTTTCTAGAAATCTCTACTATAGTTGATACTATAGTTTCTGCCTTTTTGCTTCCTACTCCTTTGTTCTTTAATATAAAGTCGTATAGTTTAAACTCTTTTACAAGAGCTGTACTACCTGTATAGAATTTTTTGATTACTTTAATAGCTGGAGATTCTTTTCTTGATAAAGTATCAGCCGCTACTTGTTTTACTAGCAATTCAAATATAAGGCCTGTATTTTTGTATTTTGAATGTTTTATCTTCACAGTAATAGTGTCTTTGTTATAAATATCTACTAATTATCTAAATCTTTAATGTTATTTTCATTAAGCAGATCTGATGTCTCTTCTTCTATTTTTTCAAAAATAAGTTTCTTTTCTCCTTTGAATATATTCTTATTTCTTAGATACACTACTTGTGTGTTATTTCTTGCTTCTCGTACGTTTTCGTTATCACTTGGATAGCCGCCTTTCATTCCATGCACCCCTAACCTATCTCTTCCTCCAACTGGATCTTCTTGTGTTCCTATGATAGACATTTTCTCTCTTGGACGGCCTTCTGGTTGAGGTTCTTTTTCGTCGTACCCTGCTGGTACTTCTCCTCTTGGTCTGTCTCCGTACATAGAAGCTAAATCGTGAGGTGTTCCGTAAGACTGTCCTGAAAGTATTGGGTCATTTCCTTCATTCTCAATTTGAGATATTCTAAATTCTCTTTTCTTATCCTCTCTAACAAGATCTCTCATCTCATTATAAGTATCTTCTGACATATTAAAGATATTATCGTAGATGTAATCTGATGAGAATAGTTTAGTTGCTTGCATTTGAGCTGCTAAATCGATTTTCTCTTTTAGTAATGCAATCTTCTCTTGTTCGTAAACAATAGATGGAGTTGTTAACTTAATTTCGAAATTGGTTAAAGATTCTCCTGTAAATCCTTGAGCATATAAATGTACTAATCCAATTTTAGTTAATTCACTCTCTATAATTCTCTGAAGTCTTTCTACTGTTCTAGCAAAACGAATATCTTCTGCTGCAAGTGTTGCTTTTCCTGTAAGATCTTTTTCGTATCCAAAGTATGCTTTTGGCACTTTTAATGCAGCAAACATCTTATCTCTTAAGTATTCAATATCATTTGTACCATCATACTCTAACCCTTTAGTTGTATCAATACGAGTTGAAGTATCTCCTCCACGAACTGGTAGGTAGAAGTCTTCCATCATATTCATCACATTGAACTTCAGGTTATATTCTCCTGTCTGTGGATCAACGTATGGTGTTTTCTTAACACTGTTGATAGTCTTTTGCATGAACTGCTCAACTTCATTCGGTGGAATAGATCCTACATTTACATAGAATATTCTCTTCTCAGGAGCTCTCATGATTCTATGAATCAACATCGCATCCTCCATCATAGTAAGTTGTTTGTAGATCTTTCTAGCTGGTTCTATATAAGATCTTCCGTATGGTAGGTAATTTGTATCTGATAATAACCTGAAATGTGCTACTTCGTAGTTTTCAAGTGTAATAATTGATTTATTTGATTTTGGGATGTAGTTTGGATCTGCTGAAGATGCTAATCCGTCTGGGTCAATTGTAAATGTTACTTTGGTTGGATCTTTTGGATCTACTCCTTCATACCTTACCATGTGGTAGACTGTATAAGGAAGTACATTATATACTCCGAATTTTTCTGAGATTTCTAATTTTAAAAAGAAGTCTCCGTATTTACACATATTTCTAACCCATGACCAGAGATTAAATTCAATATTTAATACATCGTAATATAGGTTGTAAAGAACTCTTTGAATGTTTTCGTCTGAGGATTTAATTGATAAAACCTCTCCCATATCGTTCTTTAATGTAGATTCATCTGCTAGAATATCTAGAGTGGAAGCAATAAGTGGATCTGTATCCATTGCTTCATAATCCGAATATAGTTGAATTCTTAACGTCTGGTAGTTAAGATTTGGATTAAATATGTTCTTATTGTTATAGATATAAAGACGAGAAAATCTATCCAGTAAAGAGTTAGTTTGGTATTTACCTGTACTCTGGATCTGATTAACATCAGCAATCTTTAACTCATCTCCTCCTACGTTCCTAACTAGTATATCAGTTGCAAATAATCTCTGTAATGAGGAAAATAAATTTCTTTCTGCCATTTTAAAAATGTTTTATTTATAAATAGTAACTTATCCTAATAGCCATGATAAATCTTCTTGACCATTCGGTGTCTCCATAAGATACGGATTATTACGCATTGGAGCAACATTATATACTGCAGTATTTCTTTGATTAAGGTTTACAAATGAAGACATTGTAGCTCTTGTTAAGTCCATCCCTTGTTGTCTCATTCTAATGGCAGTATCTCTAACATATAATGCTGTAGCAAAAGCCATTACTAAATCGTCATTGTATCCCGTCTGTGCCTGCGCCTTACCGTTCTTCCATATGAATACCCTCATTTCACCTAATAACCTCTTAGACTGTACTATAACCGATCTTTCCCGTATGTATTCAGTCATCTTGGCGATGACAAGTGGTCTTGTTTTAAGAGACATTGTAAATCCTGGTACTAATTTATCTCTTTCGTATTTTGCCATATATGATTCAACTGTTTCAGTATCTGATCTAGAAGAATAGTACAGGTTTTTATATTCTCTTTCTATTACCTGTTCAATAGTTGACCATCCAATATTAGCATTTTCTATTACTAGAAGTGCATCACAGTATTCTGTTGCTATTCCTACCAATACGTTTCCGTATTCTTTAGGCGATATCTTACCTTTATATTCGGCTACTTGTGTACAGCTTTCAATATCAAAGACATGGAAGCCGGAGTAGTCGGTAGAGTCCCCTCTAGCGACGTCGGCAACAACCATATACGACTTTTGATAGTCAGGTGATTCCCATATCCAAAGATTTCCGTCTACACCTCTCTTTTCAGTTGGTTCTTTCACATATGTCTCTTCGTAGAAAGCCATATTCTCAACCTCAATTACTGAGTCTCCAGATGATAAGAAGTCACAATCACACTCTTGAGCTGCTTGTTTCTCTCCTAGTTGTCTTGTTTGTTCATCTCTCCAGTCTTGCTTTCTTTCCGGATGTACATCCCATTTTAATTTAACAGGTACAAATCCATTCTCTCCTGCTTCAGCTTTTTCCCATGTTTTATGGAACCAGTTTCCAACTCCATTTGGAGTAGACAATGCCATACACTGTCCTCCGGTTGCTAAGGTTTGCTGAGCTGCAGTAAATGTTTCTTCAATATTATCAATGAAGGCTGCCTCATCTATTAACAGTAATGATACCGCTTCTGAACGAGCTGCATCTGCATTAGATGATTTAGCTGTTATTTTAGAACCGTTTTTAAGTCTAAGAGATAGTTTATTCTTTTCTGTGAAAGGTAACTGTAACCATTTTGGTAGATTCTCATACATGAAAATCGTTTTGGTTACAAGGTTTCTAGCTGTTGCTTGAGTAATTGCAAGTGCCAGTACGTTTTTATCTTTATGAAAGATCATTAACCATAAAGCATATGCTGAGGCTAATGTGGAGATTCCTAACTGTCTTGATTTTAAAGTTACTATAAACTTCTCATCTCTAAATAAATGCAGTACTCCTTCCTGGAATGGATAGAGATTAAATAGAATTCTACCTCTGGTTGGATGTTGAATATAGCAATACTTCTTCATGAAGTAAGCCGGGTCTTTTGCACATTTTATGTACTCTTGTGCAACTATTTGTTTTATATCTTGTTGTGACATATTAT